TCTACAGGTTGGCGACCGTGTGGCACAGATTGTCTTCCTATCTGTTACTCAGTTTCCGTTCATCTCTGTCGATAAACTTCCAGAGACTACGAGAGGAACTGGTGGTTTTGGAAGTACAGGATTATAAGAAACTAGTCGTTTAGGAAGGACAGATATGGATACATTTCAAAACTTTATTGCTATCTCAAGATACAGCCGATGGGTTGATACCCATTCTCGCCGTGAGACTTGGGATGAAACCGTGGATCGTTGGTGGAATTACTTCACAACCAAGGTTCCAGCCCTAACTTCACGACCAGAAATTCGGGATGCTATTTTAAACCTAGAGGTTCTACCCTCTATGCGTGGGCTTATGACCGCAGGACCAGCTTTGGACCGCGACCATACAGCCCTCTACAATTGTTCATACCTAGAGATTGACTCTCCAAAATCTTTCTCTAATTTGATGTACATTCTTATGTGTGGTACTGGCGTTGGCTATACCGTTGAGCGTAGATGCACAGACAAACTACCAACAGTTCCCACCATTCATAAGATGTTTGATAATGTAATGTTTGTAGAAGATAGCCGAGAGGGTTGGTGCGATGCACTAAAGACTCTAATCGACAATCTCTACATGGGTGTTCACATCAAGTGGGACACCACCAAAGTTCGCAAGGCTGGAGAAAGACTCAAGACATTTGGCGGTAGGGCTAGTGGTCCTGCTCCGCTTGAAGAAGTCTTCCGCTTTGTTGTTCAGACATTCTACAAGGCTCAGGGCAGACGCCTCACACCGCTTGAGTGTCACGACATTTGCTGCAAGATTGCTCAGTCAGTCATCGTTGGTGGCGTTCGCCGCTCAGCAATGATCTCCCTAAGTGATCTCGCGGATCGTGAGATGGCGACATGCAAGAGTGGCGCATGGTGGGAGTCCTCTGGACACCGCGCCCTAGCCAATAATTCCGCTGTGTACAATGGTCGCCCTTCAATGGGACAATTCCTAGAGGAGTGGACAGATCTGTACAACTCTCACAGCGGAGAGCGCGGAATCTGCAACCGTGATGCGATGAAGGCTATTGCAGCAAAGGCAGGGCGTGATATTGATATCAATTATGGGACAAACCCTTGCTCTGAGATTATTCTCAGACCCAACCAATTCTGCAACCTATCGACCGTTGTTGTCCGCGCTTCCGATACACCAGAGACATTAGCTAAGAAGATTGAGATGGCTACAATCATTGGTACAATCCAAAGCATGTTCACTTATTTCCCATATCTTTCCCGTGAGGATTCATCATGGACAAAGAACTGCGAAGATGAGAGACTGCTTGGCGTATCCATGACAGGCATCTTTGATAACAAGTTAATGTCTGGCATTCATGGTTACGGAAAGCTCAGGCATGTTCTTGAGAATCTCCGTGAGATTGCAATCAAGACAAACCTTGATTGGGCTAAGCAGTTGGGCATCAGCCCAAGCAAGTCAATTACTTGCATCAAGCCAGAGGGAACAACCTCATGCTTGGCTAACTCAGCCAGTGGTCTACACCCACGATATGCCGAGTATTATTATCGTAGAGTTCGTATCGACAAGAAAGATCCATTGTATATGCTAATGCGTGATGCACAGGTTCCAGTAGAAGACTGCGTAATGAATCCAGATTCAACTGCCGTCTTTACCTTTGCTCAGTCTGCTCCATCAGGTTCTCTTACCCAAGATGAACTACAAGCTATTGACCACCTCAATCTGTGGCTAGCCTATCAAGAGCATTACTGCCAGCACAAGCCAAGCATCACAGTCAATTATTCTGATAGTGAATTCCTACCAGTAGGACAGTGGGTATGGGAAAACTTTGACAAGATTTCTGGTATCTCTTTCCTACCAAAGTCTGACCATGTATATGCTCAGGCTCCATTTGAGGCAATCACTAAGGAAATATACAACGCTTATGTAATGGTTCCTGTCGATTTCAATAACTTATCTTTCTATGAAAAGACAGATACAACAACATCCTCTCATACAATGGCATGCACTGCTGGTGCGTGTGAGATTATAGATCTCAAAGGTTAACACATGGCTACAAGAGCTGAACTTGAACAACAGTTAGCTACAATTCAGGCTGGTTTATTAGATTTTTCTGCATTAGGTGAAGAAGCTTTTTTTAAAAAAACAGGACAAACTAAACTTACCAGAAAAGACATACCTCGTTATACTGATGTTTATAATCCTATTTTTGAATCTGTAAAAGATATTCAGTTTGATGTCGCTGCTGATGTCTCAACAAGCACAACAGCTGATACAGCTTTTTATGTTTTTGATCCAGCAAGAGCGGCTGAAAGACAAGCACAAGAACAAATAAAATCTATTGAAGATTTTAATGCAAGTGTTGCTACACAAGAACAACAAATACAAGCCTTTCTTGCTTCACAACAGCAATCAGCTAAAGAATCTGTATTTCAAAAATATCTTTCTGGTATTTTAAATCCAAAAATACCAAAAGGCGGTATTAATCCGTTTGAATGGGACACGATTGATCCCAATACACCTTCAGGTTGGGCTAAATGGAAAGCCACAAAAAGATCAGATAAAGCCCAAGTTAGTGGTGTAACTGCTGATGGTAGAGCAACACAACAATATACTTATTATATTAAACTGACACCAGAACAATCCGCTGAAAAAAGAAAAACAACAGAAGCTATTGAAAGAATTCGTTTTATGGCTTCTCCAACTTTACAAAAAACTTATGCTGATATTTACACTAAAGAGTTACAAACAAATATAACTACTTTAGCTAAGAAAGAAGAAAAAGCAGCTAAGATTAAATCTCAAATAGAACTACTAACAACCGCTCTTAATCAGCCCGGTGCTAGAGTCAATAGACTTAATAAACAAATTAAAGACCTTAATAAACAACTATCTAAACTATAAAATTATATGGTAACAAATATACAAGCAGCAAAAACAAAACTAACACTAGCTTCTGGAATTGACATGTCAGAAGTTAAACTAATGTTAAAAGACATCTATACAAAACTAGATGAACTAACAAATGAAATCAGAAAAGTTTCCGAGAATCGACCCAGAGTTAATAAAGATTCTGGAAGAACTTTATAAACCTCTTGAATATGACCCCGATGTTGATGGACAAAAGTTTGTAAGACAAGCTGCGTTCAGAGCAGGACAGATAGAGGTTGTCAACAAACTCAAAGCTGTCCTCAAACAACAGCAAGGAGGAAAGTAATATGGGTGGATCACCTAAGATTAGTGGTGGAATGACCTTTGCCGAGCAGCAAAAGCTATTGGCAGAAGAAAGAGAATTCCAAAAACAGCAAGAAGAAGAGCGTAGAAAAGCTGCTGAAGATGCGGAAACTCGCAGAGTAGCAAGAGAACAAGCAGAACGAGAGCGGATTAAAGCAGAAGAGCAGCGCGCTATTCAAGAAGTAGAACAAGCAGAACAAGAGGCTGTGCTTGAAGCACAAGCTCAAGACGAAGAACAGCAAATGCAGGGTATTCAAGGTACAAATATTCGTGCTCTTGATTTTTATTCTTCATTATATAACGGAATGCAGAATCAATAAGGAGGCGTAAATGACAGGTAATCTAGCTGATCGCTTCCGAATGTTGGATGCTATGCGAACATCCAAACTATACAGAGCAAGACTGTGTTCTGCTCTAACTATTCCAAGTATCCTTCCACCTGAAGGTTGGACAGAAGAGATGGAACTACCACAGCCAACCTCATCCGTTGGTTCACGCGGAGTAACTTCTCTTGCTAGTCGTATGCTATCGGCAATGATGCCTTTAAACGACACGCCATTCTTTAAGTTTGGTCTGCGGAATGGTGTAGAACCAACCGCAGAAATTGGCCAGTACTTGGAAACAATGAGTTATCAAGTTTATCGAAAGCTCATTGGTACTAATTTAAGAGAAACAATTTATCAAGCAATTCAAAACTTAATTGTTGTTGGTGATTGCTTGGTACATGAGATGGATGATTATAAGTTCCGTGTTACACGCTTGGATCAGTATGCTGTTCAGCGCACAGTAACCGGAGATGTAAATGAAATTATTCATATTGAGTATGATTTAATAGACCCAGAAGCAATAAGTCCACATTATTCTTTACCTGAGTCTACTAAAAAAGGATATAAAACAACTTACTGCCAGTATCTTAAGGAGGATAATGTATGGAAGTACAAGAAAGAAGACTCCGATGGGAATCTACTAGCGGAAGGTGTTTACGAAATTTGTCCTGTGACGGTTCTACGGTGGTATGGCATACCCGGAGAAAACTACGGGAGGTCGCACTGCGAAGATATCCTAGGAGATCTATCAAGTCTGGACGGTTATACAAGGGCAATGCTTGATGGAATGGCAGCAGCTTCAGCTTTCTGGATGTGCATTGATCCATCCGGTATTACTGAAGTTGATGACATTGCAGATTCAACCAATGGCTCATGGGTTCCTGTAAGACAGCAAGATGTGTTTGTTCTGTCTCCATCACAGACTATGAATCCACAGATTGGTGCATCACAAACAGCCGTACAAACTATGCGTAGTGAGATTGGACAAGCATTCTTAATGTCCAGTGCATCTATTCCTAGCGGTGATCGCGTTACTGCGACTGCTGTTAGAATGATTGGTTCCGAACTTGAGACAGTCTTGGGCGGGGCATTCTCTGCTATTGCCCGTGATCTCATGGAACCTATTGTTAAGCGTACCGTTTTCTTAATGATTGAGGACGAAGATCTTGACAATAGAATGTATGAACAATTCTTTGATGAAGAAGGTTCATTAACTACAGAAGTTATCACTGGTCTTCAGGCACTTAGCCGTGACACCGATCTACAAAAACTCATGCAAATGGGTGAGATGGTTCGTAATCTACCAGAACAAGCAGCAATGTCTTTCAAATGGGAAGAGTATGCTAAGGCTCTAATTACTTCTCTAGGCTTTGATGCTCGTAATTGGGTACGCTCTGCCGAAGATATTCAGAGAGAGCAGATGATGCAGCAGCAGCAGATGATGCAGCAGCAAGCAATGCAAGCTGGTGGTCAGGCTGTGGCTGGTGCTCTAGGCAACCTAGCTGTAAATGCTGGTCAGCAAGACCTAGCACAGAATGGTGGACAGGGTATTCTCAATGTTCT